TCATGCCTGCTGCAAAAGCAGGATGGAGTACTCGCTTTGCATGCCACGGTCGCCGGGTGATAGGCCCGCGTTAGGCCCGTTGAACGTCCACGGATACAGGGCTGTGCCCGCGTCCATGTACACAGAGCGCGATACTGTGCCGAACTGTTTGCCGTTGAAGTCATCCCAGAGGTACATGCCGGCCATGCCATCCGTGAGAGACGTGCCCAGGCCGGCACCCTTCACCGCAGGGCCATTACCCCACACCTGAGTGGCTGATAGTTGATACCAACCACTCACGGGGGCGATAAGGCGCGGATTGTCCCCATCCGTAGCCGTGCAGCCACCGGTGTCTCTATACGTGACTAGTCGTCCATCAGTGTTGGCCCGCAGGCGGGTAAACGTGTTGCCTATCGGGTTGTACCACGGGCCTGACCAGCGCAGCGACCCGTGTACATTCGGGGTGCCTGACAGCAGCGACCAGCTCCGTGACAATAATTGTGGGTACGTGTTCGAGTTGCTTCCTGTGGCAACCCATGATGCTCCGCTGTAGTTGACTACGTCGTTAACGGCATACAGGGTGCTGCTATCCCACAGGCCCCGGAACCTAAACCCCTGCCCCGCTGGTCCCGCTGGTCCCGGTTCACCTGGTAAACCGCGCTCACCTGGCTGGCCCGGAGGTCCCGGCTCGCCCGCAGGGCCTTTTTCCCCTAGTAGCTTCCACTTCGTCCAGGTTTCTCCAGTGCTATAGGTCCGGAAGTAGATTTTATCCTCATAAAAAGCGACCTGTGAGGGTGTGTCACCGGATCTATCTTTCCACGGAGTTACGGTGATAACAGAACAATAACTCCTATCATGTTTGGGCAGATCGATAGAATCGACCGCCTTAAATTCTGCGTCTATGGTTCGCGGATAGTTGGCCATGTACCAGTCTGGTGACTGGTTATCTTTGCGGGTATCGGAAAGATTAAGGCGTTCTGCAAGGGCGACTTTTCCGCTACTGTCAACGGAACCGGCGGGGCCTGTAGCACCACGGGCAGACAACATGCCCCAATAAGTAGAGCCAGTGCCCGACGTTGAGGGCGCCACACCTTTGGTCTCAGCCTTAGCTACCCAGGAGCTGTAGGAATAATAAACCACGTCGCCAGGCGCGTAGGTGGTACCCGAGGCGTAGTTTCCCTTGTACGACATGCCGGGACCGCGTAGGTTACCTATCTGGTTCCATGCCATGTGTCACCGCCTCCTAGTTGAGTTGGTAGACCACGCCTGTGGTGGTGTCGAGGTACATGTCACCAGGCTTGGTGTCTTGTAGGGCACCTGGTGCGCCTTCTCCGATGAACCATTTTGAGCCGCGCTCGCCGGCTACTCCTTGGGGTCCCGGCTCGCCTTGCTGGCCTGCGGGGCCTGGGATTCCCTGCTCGCCCGGCTGTCCCGCTGGTCCTGGCTCGCCTGCGGGGCCGCGCTCTCCTGCGGGGCCTTGGAATGCGGCGCCTTGGCCTTCAGTTGGGAATTTGTCTCCGCCCCAGATGTAGAGCAGGCCGTCTGCTTCTACGAGGTAGCCTTTGCCGGCGTCGTCCGCGCCAAGGTCGGTGGGAAGCTCGGCATACGTGGGGACTTGGCCGGCAATTTCGATGCCTTTACCGTCCTGGCCTGCGGGTCCGCGCTCACCTGCGGGTCCGCGCTCACCCGCTGGTCCCGGCAAACCGCGCTCACCCTGCTGGCCTGCGGGGCCTGCGGGGCCTGCGGGGCCCTGAATGCCCGGCTGGCCTGCGGGTCCCACGGGGCCTCGAATATTACCTGTTTGAATCCATGCCATTGTCTTTTGCTCCTATGCGAGTGTGTATGTGTCACCAGTGCTGGTGTTGATGTAGGTGTCTCCGGGTTTGGAGCCGGGTATGTAGTCGGGTGGGTCGCCTGCTCCGGACCAGATTGCGGGTAGTGCTGAGGCGGGGCCTGCTGGGCCGCGTTCGCCTTTTTCTCCTCGTGGGCCTCGGGGGCCGGTTTGTGGGTAGGCGAGGACGCGGGTTGCTGCCCCCATTGCTGGGAATGGGATGGGATTGTTTTGTTTCATTGGCAAAGTCATTGGTTATCACCCACTGTTACTTTACCGCGTAGCCACAGGACTCGGCCCGCGCCTTTAATGTCGACGTAGAGTTCAGCAACAGCCCCGTCGGCGATGGTCTCCACTTGCTCCGGGGTGAGACTCACTGAAATTATTTGGTCATCACCCATAATTGGGAACGCCTTGCCATCTATGGCGAGGACACCACCTAAAACCGTTCCAGATTCACACCCATGAAGCGTTGCCGACCACTGCCACGACGCCCCCGGCCACAGTTCAACCTCCCACCACACAGGCGACCACCCCGCCCGCGTCTGAAACTCCGCAGGACTAACCATTCTCCCCCCTCAAAAGCCTCATCACAGGGACAGACAGGCTCGGCCCCTCATCCCCATAACGCTCCTTCAAATACGTCAAAATCCTCCGCAAATCCCCCATCGCCCACCGCAAATTATCCTCAGACTCATCTAGGCGACGTTCGATGTTTTCGCAGCTTTCCCGAATCTCCCGATTCTCCGACTTCAAACTCTCCACATCAGCACGCAGATTATCCACAATGAACTTCATGTCCTGCCGGACACTATCCCCCTGCTTCGCCTCAACATCAGAACGAACCTTCAGCTTCGAAGTCAGATACCCGAAAACGCCAGTAGCGATAATCCCGAAGAACGTCCACGCCTCGTGGTCAAACACGCTCCTCCCCTTCCGCGTCTTCACGCCGATGGCCCCGCCATACAGTCCACATGGTCATAAACGCGACAGTCAGAAAATTCAGCGATTGAGTCCACCGGCGCGGGTCATGGTCAACAATCGAATCGCCGATATACGACACACCCCACAAAACCATCAAACCAACAGCAGCCGTCATACCCCACCGCGCTATCTTCGACAACGGACGCACCGCCCCCACGAGGCACACTGCGCCCACAATCATCCACACGACACCCCACACACCAATCGGCATGAACTCCTCCGCAGGATGCCGATCATCCAAAGGGGGAAACAAATCAGTATAGGCGGCGCCGCGCAGGAAAATACCTGTACCGAGAAGCAGCAGAGCAAACCCATCAGTTAGCCCCCACCGCTTCAACTCCAACAGGGCCGGCTGCACACGTTTAGGAAAATACCGGATAGGCATCAGCTCAACGCCTCAATAACTCCGCGCTTCACCAGCTCATTATTCGCCGCCTCCGGGGTCATGTTATAGACCTCATTCACCATCTTCTCCGCAGTAGGAGACAGGGCTGGCGGCTCAATGTTGGCGCGATACGTGTAGCAGCCATAAGTGATGTTCTTGCCGTTTACCTTATCCCAGGAGGAGATAGTAAACGCCGCATGCTCCATGTTCGTATTCCACGGATGGAGAGACGGAGCATACGGGGCGCGAACCGTGTTAGTGATGATACGCGGAAGGGACCACGGGGCGTCCGGCGCGTCCGCAGTACGGCACACAGCACCAAGCGGACCATCACAGTACGTCAGACGGACCTTCCCACCAAGGTACTGGGCGTTAATCTCACCAATAGGCTTGCCTGGGTACGGGCGCAGAATTGGGGTCGGCCACACCTTCGTGCCCCACTCCCAACGGTTTCCGGTCCAGCCCCAGAACTCCCACTTGGAGCGCTCCCACAGGTGCTTCCAATGGCAGCGGCGTAGATAAATACCAGCCTTGTCCGTCAGCTTGTGCCGGCCCTCTGGGGTGCCGAAAACATACACATAATCGTCGCCAGGGATTTGAAGGAACGTCGCGTTCTGGAAGAACTGGTCACGACCATTATTCCACCACTGATACCCCTGGCCGCGCTCCGTGGTGTTGCCAAGCTCAATATCTGCCGCCCATTCCCACTTCTCCGCATGCGGCTCAGTAGAGTGCAGCCAAATGTTGGAGTGCGTATGGGCCATCGCCTGGTTCGCGTCACTATCCCAGTTCTTCACACGGAAAGCACTCAGCATGTAGTGGCCATCAGGAAGCTGAATCGCATCATTCGGGATGAGGGAGAAACAGCCCTTGTCCGTGCGGCGCGGGTCGCCATTCTTAATGCCGTTTGGGTAGTCAATGAGGCGGTTGCCGCCACGTGCGGCGTTATCCCACTTAATGCCATTAACCCCAAAATCCGTGTTAGAAGAGCGCATCATCACCGGCGCACGCCAATAATCATTCCCTGGATACTCGCCTGGGAAGCCTCGGAACGTGTCACCAAACACGCCGCCAACCCACAGGGAAGAACGGCCCTGCGGTGCGAACTGCTTACCGCCCTCAAACAAGAATCCAAGGTCGGTGCCGCCCACACCAACACCTGCAGATGGTGTTCCCCCTACAAGAGATTTGCCTGCATGGAAATTAACTTTCTCACCCATTTTTACTCCTCAGTGAAATCAGAAATTCGATGTGCCCCACCCTGCGGGTCGTCAATATTCGGGGTTGCCAGCCCCGCGTCAGAGGCGGCAGCAGCCCCCTCCTCGTAGCCACTACCGTCCGGGATGGTTGCAGCCGTGGCTTCCAAACGTGGCGCCATAGACGGTGTGATAGCGCCCGGAGTGCCGGCATGGATTACTACCTGGCACACGCCAATAACAGCGGCAATAACGAAGTTCACCCACTCTGGTGAATTAGTGGTGTACGCCACCGCAATATTCGCAACCTGCAGCAGTGTGCCGGCCACGGCCACGATGGTGTCTTTGCGTCGCACAAACCACGGCTGCTCAGCCAAAGCCACCGCTACAGCGGAACTAAAATCAGTCACTTCTCCCCCTTCAACTCGTCCACATCACGACGCAGCTCATCCAACTGAGTCAGCGCCACTGCCAGCATCTCCGGCACCGTGCCACGGTCACCAGGCTTCGCCTCAAAATTCTTCACCAGATGCGACACCGACCATCCGCCGTACTGGCCCGCATCACGGCCACCAGTCAACTGCTGGCGAATATCCTTCACGTCAGAAATCACAGGGCCAATAAACCCCTTCATAAAATCAGTGAAATACTTAACGGTCAGCACAGGCGCCGCCTCCTTCTTTTTTGCAGCGCTGCCATCCATGTATTCGCGGACGTAGCGCAGATAAACGTCCCAGGGAAACCCCTTGCCAGGATCAACGTGGTCGGTGCCTCCCCAGGCTTGGCCGGTTTCGAGGTGCCCGCAGAATCCTTTTTTGCCGGCGCGTAGGTCGGCTGCGGTTAGTTTTACGGGTGGTATTCCGTATCGTTTGCACCACTGTGCGTCGCGTTGTGCTCCGGCGCGGAGCATGGCGTCCTGTTGAAGCCATTGTTCGCGGGTTTCGTTTCCCCACATGACGAAGCTGCGGTGCAGTCCGATGTTGTTGCCGTAGTTGCCAGAGGACCAGGTTTGCCAGTCGTCGGTGTTCTCAATGAGTACACGCGGCGTGGTGTCGACCAGTTCGTGGTATGAGCCGGATTCACTGTCGCGCTGGTATGCGGCGACATTCTGTGCCGGGGTTCCTGGTGCATTGACGGTGACGTGTAGACAGATTATGCGGATGTTGTTGGTTGGCCGTGGATTGCCGAAGTTGAATTGGGCACTCCAGTCCAAAACTTGTGCCATTATCCCCCCTTGTTAATTGGTACTTTCCAATTATATACCAGCACCAATTAATCTACGGGGTACGAAAGATTGTAGGTGTACACCGCACCAGTAGACGGTGCATTATCAATGCGTGGTGTACCCGACCCCGGCCTGCCGTCCGCTGTAGCCGCGTGGAACTTCATATCGTTGAAATCACCTGACACTGGGGCGAACAACAGCCCACGGGTCCACCCTGCCTTCACCAACACCTCACTGTGCCAGTCAAGGTTAGACGGGGCGCCAAACGACCGGTCAGTGTAAATATGGCCCATCGACCACGTATCCGGTTGCCAGCTAGCACACGGCAAAGGCAAATCCATCGTGATAGGGCCGGAACCAAAATTAGCACCCGTGCCTGTGGTGACCTGAACAAAGCCCTCCAACAGGCCATCAACCACACGATACCGGCCACTATATCGACCCTGAGTGCCCAAGTAGACTTGGTTGCCACCGCTAGTACCGTTGGGGGCGTCTTTGCCGTAATACCGCAGAGTCGGTGTCCACAGCTTCCACGGGTTCGACGGAGTACCCACATCACGCCACACACCGTCCGCATCAAGGCGCTTCGTGAACTGGCCATTATCAGTACTAATCATCGTGCCGGCACGCGCATCCAAAAACGACGCACTACCCAAACCCTGCTGCGTCACACGAATAGGGCCACCATCACCACCCCACATGCGCAAATCCCACATAGGCGCATTACTGGAACCAGCGGTACGCTGCACCGCACACACAAACGCGTCATAGACCACGCCAGGAATACGGTTAATCTTCCGCGCATCAAACGTCGACGTGGTATTCACCGTGTTACCGCCAATTGCCACCAACTCCACCGCAGACGAGGCGGGGTTATTCCAATTCACACGCAGGCAAATCGAATACACCACAGACCCCGACGTAGGGGACGGAATACTCACAGAATTAGTACCCGTCGCACGCACACGAGTACCAGCAACCAACGCCGCACCAGGCTGCAATGTCACCTGCCCATTACTATACGAAGGCTGCAAATCGTTAGGTGTGTCCACCAAAAAACGCGGCGCCAAAGCCTGCGCCATATCCGCATACTGAGCCGGCCCAATAGTCGTGTTAGCAGTTGCAATAGCCGTAAAAGCCATAATTAGCTCCTTTCGAGCTTATCTACCCGACGATGCAAGTTCGCCAGGTTTGAGTAAAGGTCAGAGTCCATAGTGTCGGGGGTGCCAATGATTGGCCTGATAGTGAAATCTGTTGGGGTTACATGCACCTCCACCGCCTTAATTAACTGGGTGTACCGTCCTAATACCGGAAGGTGAACCTCCACCCAGTCGCCAACATCAAATGAGCGGGAATTAGTCTTATCGGTGTTGAACTGCCAGAGGTTGGCGATGTCCACGGTGATGTCTGCTTCGACGGTTCCCTCGCTCTGGTTGATGAGCATCTGGCCTTCGTTTTCCATCCCCTCCCATACACGCTGGGGGTCAGGTTCACGGTCATCAATCTCCTTGTGCTCTGTGTATTCCTTAAACGCCTCACGCGTCTGCCACGGGCTACCAGAGGTAGGTCCGGTCATGGTTCCGTAGACACGCTTAGCGGGGTCGTCTACCTCGAAGCCAACGATGCCGACCGTGGCTGAGGAGCGGGTATGGGTCATAGACCAGTCCGTAATGTCACCAGCCTCCACGGTCCACACCAGGCCTTCGCGGTGCTCGTAGGGGATGACGTCCGCGATGATGGAGGGGCGGGTGAGGGAAATATCTTCCTGTGGTGGTGGGTCGCCGGGGAGCCAGCCTGTGAGGTCTAGGCGGTAGCCGGTTTTGTTGAGGACGTCTTTGATGACGTCGCCTACTGATTCCCACTTGCCGTGGACATGCACATCAGGGCCTCGGCCTTGGTCTTGGAGGATGACGATGGGGTGTTTGGTGCGTTTCACACCCACTTCGAGGAGTCGTTTGACTACGGATTCCAGTGGGCCGTTAACGTCAAACTCGGGCGTTGTCTGTTGGTTGAGTGGCGTGTCCAAACTAGGTGGTAGAAGCTCCCCATCCAATAGTGTCCAACCACCCGCAGTAGTAACCCTCACCATCGCCTGCGACGGATCATCACCAGCGGTCACCTCCGCCTTCACAGGGCTGGAAAGGTGAGTCCTACCACCAATGCGCATACCTACCAGCACGACACCATCACAGGGCACAAGGAGACTGGTCAGGCTAGTCAGAGGAAGGGTAAGTTCAGCCGTATCAGCTTCACGGTCGGCGAAAGTAAACGTCATCTCCTCATAGTTGCCGACCAACCCCAGCCGCTGCCCCTTATACGACCACAACTCGACCCGCACCGGCTCCCACGGATTAACCCAACTATTACTAAACTTCGTAGTCACACAATCCCCCTAAAAAGCCTGCGCATACGCCACGCGACCAGACGCATAAATCGCAGACCCTGGCCCCATACTTTCCGCAGTCACCGTCAACGGCACACGCTGCCCCACAGGTGCCGGCGCCCACTCACCAGACGCAGCACCATACAAACTCTTATTTCCGTAGACCTGCACCACGTCACGCCTGGTCGGGTCAGTTCGAATTTCAATAATCTCGCCATCCAACAGGTCACCCTTGTACGTCAATTCCGCCCCACCAGCGATACCAACACGTGGTTTCGACATAGGCCCCACCAGAGTCCACGTCAACCACATAGGCCCCTGGCCGTCGTTGGAGATGGATATTTCCTTAGCCTGGTACATCGACGAAATGTACAGCGGCCAGCCGGCACCATTAGGGCCATAAAACGGGGTGCCACTGCCGGAGCCTGAAATGTCGTCGTATTTCACGCTCACAACCTGCTCAGGCCCAAACCACCAACCGTAATTACCGGTCAGTGACCACAGTTCCGGCTGCGGGTCAATACCAAGGCCAGGGTCGAATGTGTGGGTGGTGTCAGGGGATTCAAACAGGCGCAGTTCACGGGAGCGCTCCTGCCCATCAGGGCGCTTTACCGTCAGTGTTCCAGTCTCAAAGGGCGTATTAGCCTGAGACCACCACTCGTTGTAAAGGTTGTAGAACTCCATGCCCTGCTTGTCCCAACCCACCAGAACTTTGAAGTTGTGGTTAGCGCGCTTCACACGACTGGAAACTTGAATCAACTCGCCCCTAGTAAACGTGTGGTCCAGCTCCGCCCACCCCAGGCCAGCCTGCTCTGTATCCAGGATGACGCCCTGCTCCCCGGAGGTGAGGTTCCAATTCTTACCCCTGTGGTCAGTCCAAATTATCTCTAAGCCCATTTACGCAATACCTGCCTTAATCTGCGCCCTCAACTGCATCGTCTTCACCTGCTCCAGTGGGGCAGACATGTCCGCCGCCACAAGCTGGCCAATATGAACCGACGTGTCCACGCCGGCGCCACCAGCAGCTCCACCGGAAGCGGACGCCAGGTCCACACCAGCCCTATAGCCCCGCAGATTGCCGGACGCTGCACTCATCAGCCCCTCCGTGGCACGCGCAGCCAAAGGAGTCGCCGACTTAATACCACCAGCAAAATCCGTCGCCAGAGCCTTACCAGAAAACGTTGTGTACCCACGGCCACTAAACGGGCCCTTCTTAGCCGGCGAGAACGGGAAGAATTTACGCGCCGCACCGACGATTCTTTTCGCCGCGTCTCCAACTGCACCCATTTTTGACAACATGCCATTAATGAATCCTTGGATAGCCGCCTTTCCAGACTCCAGCAATGTCGACCCCAGATTGCTCAATGCGTTTGCCGCCATTCCTGGCAAACGGGAGAGGACTCGGATCGACTGAGAGATGCCATCACTGAAATAGCTGACGACCTTCCCCCACAGCGATGAGACCATGCTCAAAAAGCCCATGACGTACTTGGCTACAGTGCGCTCAACGCCGACCAAGAATCCCACGGTGCTAGAAATAATCGACGCGCCCAAAGACACAATCAGGGCAATCACACTAGCGGCAAAGCTAGCCACCGTGCCAAGGATGGAGCCGACCGCTCCAAGAATTGCTGCGACAACACTGGCCACAATTGCAATAATTTGCACAATTAGTGTGACGACTGGGATTAGAGCTTGCAGCACCGATGAAATAACGGAGATAACCGCCCCTAGCACCGGCATTAGTGACGTAATTACCGGCACTAGAGCACTAACAATAGTAACTGCCAGCTCGGCGATTACTTCAATGATTGGTGTTAGTGATGTAACCAGCTGAGAGACGAATTCGACGATTTGAATAACCACCGGAATCATCGCTTGAAATGCTGGCATAAGCGCGGCCAAAAGTTGCTGACCTAGATTTACCAGTATTTCTGCAACAGGCTTCAACGCCTCCATTAGGCCACCAAAGGCACCTTTTAACTGTTCTGTGGCCCCTGGGGTTTGGGAGAATGCTGCCACTAACATTCCAACTGCCGCTCCGATGGCAACAATCGGCCACGACAGGCCACCAAACAGGGCAGAAACTACTGGAAGTACACCCTGTACAATCTGGAAGGCCTTAGCCATGGCACCCAGAAGTGGAATCAACGGTGCCAGCACCGGCAGCAGAGGCGCCACCGCACTCAATACCGAGCCAAGAGCCGACCCCACCACGGAAGCAAACGGGGCGATAACCTGCAGGCCACGGCCCAAACCGTCCATGGCTGCCTGCAGCCCCGGCCCTAGAGCGGTCACGAAATCAGCAATAGCCGGCGCCACGGTAGTGCCGATAATCGTTGCCAGCTGCCCAATAATCGGCAGCAGAACACTCACCGCACCGGTCATGTTAGTAAAGAAGGAAGTCAAAGCCTCCATGCCCTGCGCGGAGGTAACCCACTGCTCAGTAGCCGTAATGATCTGACCAATAGTGCCCAAAAACGGAGCACCAGCAGCACTCATCGCAGAAAACACCGCCCCCACAATGGAACCAACCTGCTGCAGCACGCCCCAGAACTCCTGCACCTTCACCGCAGCGTCTGCAAAATACTGCTGTAGGGAGCCGTCCTGGAAACCAGCAACCATGCGCTCAGACCACGCGGTCGCCATCTGCTCAATCTTCGCCGTCATATCACCCAACACAGGGCCAACAGACGCGCCCACAGCAACAAGTCCCTGTGCCACAGCGGCAAACGCATACGAAAGATTAGACCCCGCCGTCTGGGCATGGTCGAGCATGGTAGTCATTGCTTCCAAGCCAACGCCCTGCGACACAAACGACACCAACCCCGAAGCAGCAATGCCCATATCATTAGCGACACCAGTTAGTGCTGTGCGGATAGGTTCAATCAGGTTAGCGAGGTCACCAATGTTGGAAATATTGGACCAAAAGTTTTCACTGATTTCAGAACCCAGATCGGCAAACTGATTTTTTAACTCCCAGATAGCGGTAGTAGCCGCCTGCATAGACGGAGGCATATCCTCGATGGCGGCGTTCAAATCCTCAATCGAGCCGGCCTTTAAGGCATCCCCCATTCCCTTAAACGCGGCCACCAGTGTGCCTACGGCCAATCCTGCCGCCGTGATTGCAGTAGGAGCCATCGCGGCACCTAACGCGGCCATACTGCCCGCAGCAGCCAAAGCCTGCGCCGACACCGCCACCAGCGGGCCAGCTAAACCGCCCACAGCCACAGCCGCCAAACCAGCCTTACCAATAAGCTCCGGCAAAGCCGTTAACGCCGTCGTCATAATCGACGCGCCAAACATGTTCATCTGAACACCAGCAGCCTGCACCGCCAACTTCAACGCGGCACCATTTTTAAGCTCCAGGCCAACCTTCAAATTGCCCAGTGCACGCTGCGCCACCATACGCGCCGCACGCGCCTTAGCCACCAAAAGCGCAGGGTCAAACTCCGATACAAAATGAATAGACCGCTTACCCGCATCACGCGCCGCATCACGCGCCTTACGAACAAGCCCATCCCTGTCAAAATCGGCAGCAAACTCAACCTTCGACGCCAACGACGCCATCTTCGCCGCCGCACGCGCTTTGCGAGTCAACCCCTCCGCATCAACATCAACATCAGGCTTAACCTTCGTAGACTTAGACGCAGACTCAGCCGCAGCCTTAGCCTTCTGCACAATCTCCTGAGCATCAACATCAACGTCAGGCTTAACCTTCGTAGACTTAGACGCAGACTCAGCCGCAGCCTTAGCCTTCTGAGCTAACCCCTCCGCATCAAAATCAACCCCGACCTCAGCCCTGACGTCATTAAGACGCTTAAGCTCAGCCTCCAGCTTCTTCGCAAAACCACGAGTATCCGGCAAAATGCGAACATTCGCCATGCCAACAGTTACGCCCACAGGCCCCCCTAATTAATCCTTCAACTCCGACGCCAGCAGCCTAAACCGCCCCAACTTAGCCGCAGTCTGACGCCTCTTCTCAGACTCCCTGCCCGGGTAATGCTCCCACTCGCGGAACTCATTACGCTTCTTCTTATCCCCCATCGCAACCACCGTGGCACGCAAACCCTCAATCGCATTACGCGTATCCAACGCCAGCCAATCACGCACATCCCAACCGTCGCCATCCTTCTCCCCCAAAAGACGACGCGCATAACGCGACCTAGCCGGCAGGCCAGAAATCAACAACACAACCTCAGCAGGCTCCCACTCACGCACCACCTCCACAAGGCGCAAACCGTAATGCTCCTGAAAATCAGGCACCAGCGCGGACCCATAGTCCGCCAGCGCCTCATGGAGGGCTATTAGTTTCCCAGGGTCTCCTGGTACTGGCCGAATGCGTACATCAGGCCCTCCATAGGCTCCGGCTGGTCAATCAGCCAGTTAGTCATCGCGTCCGTGTCAGTCGCTGCTGAGAGAACCATGTTCTGCATCTGGGTGAACATGGCGGAGAGAGCATCCATGTCTTCTGGGGTGAGAGTGTCGAAAGAGATATTGGTGGTGGTTCCCTCCTCGTTCTTGAAGCGGTCCGGGAGGGCAGCAGCGATTTTTGCGAGGTCGAGCTGCAGGTTCATGCGGTCTGCTGGGAGGAGGCGGTTTTGTGGTTTGAATCCTGGGAAAGTGTCGAGGTTGAGGTTGCTGTGGTCAACGTCGAACTCTGCGCCTGCGGTAGCGAGTGCTGGGGTGGTGTCTTTTGCGGTGTCGGTCATGGAGTCTCCTTACACAAAAATGATGGGGCGGAACCTACCTTAGGTACTACCCCATCATTATAGCGTGTTTAACGCTACTGCGAACCTGCGGAAGTCACAGTCTGCAAATGAGCCGCCATAACACTGCCCTTGCCATCCTTGCCGGACGCATTAAGAATGGTGTACTTCACCGGCAGAGTCAGGAAGTTCTCACGGTCCGGCTCCAGGTCACCATCCGGGGCAGACGCGCCACGGTAATAGTGAATGACCAGTGGACGGTCACCGTCAATAATGACCACCAGCAGTGCAACCTCAACGGAACGATACGTCGCCGGGATAGTTACCTTGCCGGTTGCGGTATCCATCTTTGCGCCGGCGCCAAAACGGTGAGTCAGCGGAATCTCAGACCACTGCACCGGCTTCACAGCAACAGTATCCGTGGTGGTGATAGGCGTAGTGCGGAACTGCGGGTTCTCCCACACTCCCAGCGGCTCGCCGCCCTCAGAATCAGCGCCAAGAACCGGCAGGTCCTCAATGGAGGTATAGCCCAGTGGCTTCCAGTCGCCGATACGGCCCTGGCGGTCAGAATCAACCCACGAGTCAACCTCGGATAGCTTCGGGGCTTCAGTGCCCACCTCCGCGTAGAATACGTGGCCTTCAGACGGCAGGAATACCGCCTCGTCAATATAATCTCGATGAGTGTTTGGAGTAGTCATTTACTCTCCCCCTCTGTGTCGAATGAACAACTCATATGTGGATGCTTGCCCGTCCCACGAGGGGGCGGATTGGCCAGTGATATTCTCCGGCTCCATCTCACATAATACCGATGAGACGTACCAATCATTGGTAGTCCCCAAATAATTTAGATTGAGCAGCCGGTCAACCAACTCAACATGCGTGTCATACGCCCCCACCAAACCATCAGCAAAGGTTGTCACCGTAACCCGCACCCGAAAACTCCACCTAGAGTAACGACCATGCGGAGACGAACTCACCTGCAAAACAGAACGCGGACCAGCAGACGCATCCAAAAACTCATCCTCACCCGACGACACCGAATGAGAATCAGAATCCAACGCCTCTACTAACAACGCAACAACATCAGGCCTCGAAAAACGCATCACACACCAGACCCATACAAAGCATTCAGCAAAATACGCTGACCAGGAACAACACGCCCATTAGCAGCAACATGGCCGAACTCAATAGGAACAGCAGCCGGGTCAGACGAATACACCATCCGGTCCTTCACACCATTCCTGCCAGGCACCACAGCCACACCCAACGACGCGGCATACGCACCCGTCTTAAAATGTGCCGCAGCATTCGCCTTAGCATGCGAAAGAACCTTCTGAGCGCCCTTATCCAGCTCAGCCTGCACACCAGGCAACTTCGCCACCTTAGTGCCAGCGCCCTTATAAACTCTTACGTCCAACGCTCCACCTGCCTCTTCGCAGACAACATCACAGCATCAAACGACGTCATACGAGAATTACGGCTCATCTTAGGCGCGCCAACAACCTCATACTCAACACCATCAGGGCCAATAACCAGAGCATTAGAATCCCCCGGAAACCCCTCCATGGTGATAAAGCGCTTCATGTCAGCAACAGCCACACCCGTGCCCGCATAACGCTCAACATCCGCAGCAGACGACTCCTGAAGGAAACCACGACACAACACACGCCCAATCTCCTCAGGAACCAAACCACCACGACGATCCTTCACCTGACGACGCAACACCACAGTCACCGTGTGCGGAGCCTGGTTAAACAACATGCTCATACCCAGCCCCCATACCACGGGAAACCATAACGAGTGCCGTCAGGAACACGCTCCCCAAAATAAGGGCCGACATCATCACGCCGCGTCGACACGACCCGCAAACCACCAGTCTGAGCACTAGGAGCAAACGCCTTCAACGTCGCCAACTCCGACGGAGTAAACACATCCGCCTTCGTCACCGACGAATCCAACCCAAAGGAATAATCCCCCGCCTGCTCCCGCGTCATACGGTCCGGGTTCGTATATAAGCGGCGCGCAGCCAGTTTCACAACCGACTGAGCTGCTGGTGGAATATTCTCCGCCGTCCACTCAGGTTTAGCAGCCACATGCCGAGCAGTATCAGACACAATGCTGATAACCCACTCAGCGAGGCCAACGTCGAAGCGGGAAGAATCAAACAGCGACTGCTGCAATTCCTCCAGCGTAATCAGGCCGTCCAATTCAACCCCCCTCCATCAACTAAGCAGACGCACCAGTGGAGGCAGGAGCCTCATCACCAGTCAGCTCAGCCATCGTCTCAGTACCAGTCAGCTTCAGGACACGCTGCGGGTCGAGAATCTTCGCACCCGCAAAAGTATCCACAACAGCACGGTCGGTGAGAATATCCGGGTCGTAGTCCTGCAGGTAACGCAGGGTGAAGCCATCCTGGGAGATGGTGGAAGCGAACGCAGCACCACGCGGAATGGTGGTGGTCTGGGTAACCAGCGCAACACCCTCAGCATCCAGGGCGTAGGAAGCGGTCGGGTCGATGGAGTAATCCACAATGACCTCGAAGCCGTACAGGTAGCCCAGGGTAGCCTGACGCAGCGCATCCTGAGTGCCAGCCTCATTGACCTTACGCAGCTGGTCGTTATCCAGGAACGCGGCCTCCCACGCGGCACCTACCACGAGGATGCGGCCCGCGTTGGAAATACCACGCTGACCAAACACCTGAGAAGCGGCACGCACAGCACGCAGAGCTTCACGCTGATTCGACGCCTGCAGAGACTTAGCAGTAATGCCCTTAATGCCGGCACCAAAAGCGCCGAACTTCTTGCCAGAGTCGCGGAACTCCTGGCGTGCCTTCGCAGCAACCTCCTCAGGGGTGCCATTACGGTCAGACGCCTTAGCCGGGAACACAGTACCGTCGTCAGCAATGATGGAACCCTTAGGGGCACCATCAGCGGCAGACAGGCCATCCTGAATGCCAGACAGGGCGCCAACAACCACGTTGTTGATATGGTCCGCAACAGACTGAGCCATCGGGGCGATAACCTGCTGTTCCAGGTTCTCCAGAGTGAAGGTGTAGAAATCATCCGGCAGCTTCACCGCATTGTAAACCTGGTCAGTTAGCTCAATGCTGGTGTTGTCCTGGTACAGGTCAGAGTACTCAATGCGAGTCTCAGAGCGGCGCATATCGCGGGTGTAGACGCGGGCCGGGTCGATGTAGATAGGCGAAGCGAAGTTCACGGTCATGCCACGTCCAGCCTGCTGAACACCAGTCAGTGGCTTCGCCAGGCGACGAGCCAGAGTGGACTGGTAGCGGACAGCGGCCAGAGTAGAACGAGCGGCCTGCTCCGGCGTGTAGAGACTGTGGTTAGGTGCAGCCATTTTTTATTTCCCCCTCTTGTGGAAAGTGTTTAGCGCCGGTACATCCGAGCGCCGATTTTGTTTAGGTCAGTTTCTTGCGCTGGGGTTCCACCCCGACGCGGGTTCCCGCCCTGCTCCTGTGGAACACCAGGCGGGGTGACACGACCCTGATACCCAAGCATTACCAACAGTTCTTCAGCCGCCTTTTCCATCTCCTCGCGGGTATCACCGGTTAGGAATTTGATGGCGTCGGCAGGAAGACCTGTGTTGATGGCGATTTCCATTCGGTCAGCGCGAGCTTCCGCTGCTTTGAGTCTTCCGCGTAGGTTTTCGTTTTCGCGGTTCTTTTTGCGGATTGTGCGGCGCGCCTTCTCCTCTAGTCGCTCCACCTCCTCGTCGGTGGTGTCGTCGCTAGTGTCATCGCCTTCTGGGGTGTGGTCTTCTTCTGATTGTCCAGCATCCCCCTCGTCTGCTGGCGTGTCGTCACGCTGGTCATCGTTGGGGGTTTCGTCGCGGGTGGCAGTTTCGCCTTCCTGGGCGGTTTGTTCTGCTACATCGCGGGGCGTGGGTGTGTCACGTTCAGGTTCCTCACTGGATTGTGGGGTGTCCTGTTCGGTGACGTCATTATTGGTCGTATCTTCGGCCACTTATAACCTCCAGGGTTAAAAGAATAGTTGGACGTAACCAACCTTGGGTTACTCACAACTATTCTAATACAAAACCTCACTCAACGTCACGATAGAGTGACGCACACGCTTAATACGCTCAGCCACATAACGCGCAGGCCCCGGCTCATCCACAGACATGCCACGCGCCTCCAACCCCGCCAACTGAGACTTCAACCCCTCCAAACGCTCCTGCTGCTGACGCATCAACGCCAACCGCTGCCCACGGTCCATTTTGGAGACTTTCTTCTTCGAAGTGCCCAAAAGGTCGCCACGTTTACGCTCACGCCCCAACTGCTTCGCAGAACGCAGATACACATCATCAGTGCCCAAAGACCCAGAACGCTCATCACCAGGCAGGGTGCCGGACTCCTTAAAGCGGCGCCAATAGGCAAACGGATCGTCACGCCCGGAGGCAATATCAGCCCACTCCTTGGCCAGTTTGTCCACACCAGCCGGCAGGTCAGTCACACGCCGCCCATAGACCGGCTCCAACGTGCAATCACAACCATTATGCACCTTAAATTTGCCGTCACCGGCGAAAATACCGTTCGACTCCACAAACGCATCCGACCGATAAACCGCCCCACGGCTCGCCAACATCGCACAAAAAGGGCACGGGTCCGCATCAGGAACGCGACAATAACCAATCGCTCCATTACGCCGGTTGGTGACCTCATCCTCAATCACGGCCCGGCCACCATCACCCACCATTTTCGCCGCCGTGGACGCCACTACGGTCTCACCTACCCGCAAAGCCTCATCAACAGGCTTGCCATCCTTAATGCGCTTCTTCACAACCGCCGCACCATTGACATACAGCTGACGCGTAACCTCATCAGCCGGCGGCAACACCCTAGACAGGTCACCACCATCAGCCGGGGCCTCCAACGCATCACGAAGACGAGAAACAGGAACAGACAACGGGTCGCCGGCAGGCGGGCGCAGCTTCTTACGCTTTACAACAGCCTGCAGCTCAGCCTCACGAAACGCCCTCAAATAGTCCTCCGACAGGCGCCGAGACGCACGCCGAGACCTCAGCAACAGCGGTAGAACCCGCCGCACAAACCCCGCAAACGAGCCGGAAATATCATCAGCATCCACCTCAGTACTGAACGCCTCACGCACATTCGACACCACGTAAGCCGTCAGCGCCACCTGCGCTAAACGATGCTGCTCCGTCGCCTCAGCGCCCTCCACAGTGTGTGCCACTACTCACCTACCACAGCAGCCGTGGACTCCGTATGGCCACGAAGTACTGAGTTCAAAGGATCCGCATCCTTCTCCTCCTCAGCCAGACGCTCCCACTCCTGAACGTCACTGCGCTCCACGCCAGGAATACGACCCCACAAACCAGACTTCGGAATACCCAACATCTGCGCAGCCTTACCAAGCGCATCCACAGCCTGCGACATGGAACGAATCTCCATGTCCTGCCACGTCACACGAACCATCGGGTCCGCCGCCAGGGCATCCATGCCCGACAAGGATGCCGCCACACGCAAAAGACGGGCATACGACACAGAAGCAGAGGTTTGCCGCTCCCACACCTTCTGGGTAAGAGGGGCACGTGCAGCAGCCAGCGCCTCAGCATTAAGGTTCACCAACTGACCGGTTAGTGCGTGGGCAGGGGTTTGAGACACAGCAGCCAGCGCCTCCACGTCCGAACGCCACGAGTTAACAAACGTGTCCAGGCTGGTGCCGTCCAGGGTGCCGAACTTAGTGTCTGGGTCCTCAGACATGAGGATGTCTTCCTGCGACAGTTTCAACTTCTGACGCTCCACTGCAGCCTCATCAGCCACCGGGTCATCCGTCTCCTCCGGCAGGTCAATACCCGCAATGGTGCGGACCTTCCAACTGTTGAAATGCTGCGCCAACAGTCGGTCATAGCTGGTCTTATTGATACGCGCCGCTGTAGGAATGAACGGAGTCACCTCACCAATCACATTGCCGTCAAGGTCCAGGTTGTTCGCAAAACGAACCACCGGAGTAACCCCCGCACCATGCCACTGCACACGATGAACCACAGGGTCACCACCACCAGCCGGCGTAGCCAACCAATACACATACTCAGAGTCATACAAACGCCACTGCTCAGACTCAGAATCCACACTCAACGACTCCAACGCCAACGACGGATAAGGATCAGTAGCAGAATCATCCCACTCCACCGCCATACGACGCGGCGACAAACACCGCAAACGCGCAGACGGCACACCATTCATCTCAGCCGGCAACGCCAACCCAAACGACTGCCCATACGACACCATGCAACGATGATTCGCAATCTGATGAGACGCCATGCCGTTATCCATCCACAGGCGCCACAAATCCTTCGCATCCCCATCCTCAGACACGATAGAATCCACAAACATCGCCTGGGTAACATTCGTCACCACCAGACCAAGCCACGGAGTACGAGCCAAATCAGCCAACGCCCTATGCTCACGAGACGCCTTCGGAGGAACCCTAAAACCCCGCGTCGTCTCCGGCTTCAACCAAGAATCAACCGCATCCGCCTCACGCCGCTGCCGCAACAAACGCGGCTGCAAAAGCTCAAACCCGCCACGCACAAACTCCACAGTCTCCGCAGAAACCTCAACATCACGCAACATCAACCAAACTCCCAAAACCGTTGTTGAACACCAATAATTCTACACACCCACAAACTACGCCACACGACGCCGCTTACGCTTCACAGGCTCCATACCCAAACCAGCCACAGCCAACGTCACCGCACGCAAAGGCGCCAACGACACAGCCGCAGACCCCTCAGCCCA